TAAATGTTACAAATTTAGCCATCTTAACTCCTATAGTTTAAAATCGGAAAACTTTTCATACGTTTGTTCTGGTGATGGATAGTTTTCCTCTTGTTTTAGTTCTTTACCACCAACAATATTTTGTGCTGAATTTTCAGTATCATATAATCTCATCTTAGCTCTATCAACACCTATAATAAATGATCTATTAATCGCTGGGTCATTATATCTATTCTTCAATTGTTTTACTTTCATTTGGCCTAGACCTTCTAGTTCTTCGTTTGACATAAGAGCAAACATAAAGTCAGCTGTCGCTGGTAAACCAAATGATTCTGATGTATCTTCTAAACCAATATCTGTACTTACAAACCCAGTTCTTGTTGTTTGTGTTGCACTAAAGATAGGTACATCATGTTCAACAGCAAGACCTCTTAATTCTTCAGCGATTGCTTTGATATAAAAATAACTGGAGATATTACCACCTTTAAACCTTGCGCTAGCACAAATGTTCAAATAATCAATGAAGATTACTTGTGGTTTAAAACTTTTCTTTAACGCTAGTTCATTTATCAATGCTTTAAAATGACCACTATGAGCTGACGCAGTAGGATACTCTTTAATAACTAGTCTACCATTTGTTTTATTTTCTAACTTTTTAACCTTGTTATCGTATAATTCTTTTGGCATACTTCTAATATCGTCCATTGATATATCAAATAGATTTGCGTCTATTCTTTCAGCGATACGCTCTTCAGCCATTTCTAAAGTGATGTATAATACATTCAAACCTTGTGTTAAGAATGCTGACGCAGCATGACACATAAACAATGACTTACCTACACCTGTACCAGCCAATGCGATATTTAAAGTCTTACTTGGTATGCCACCTTTTGTAATTCTATTGAAGTATGATAAATCAAATGGGTATCTTTTTTCTTTTGTGTGGTACCAATCAAATCTAGCTTGAGCGTCTTCTATATAATCATGGCCAACGTGTTTATCAAAACTTACACCTAACGCATCGCCTAGTAAACTAGGTAACGCTTCTGGTGATCTTGTTTTATCTTTACCATCTAAAATTTTTATACCCTCTAATACAGCATTATGAACAGCTCTATCTTTACAAAACTTTTCTGTTGTATCTGTTAACCATTTTAAATCTGTATCTTCTTGTGTAACACTAGCAACTAAATCTTTTACGTTTTTATATTCTTCTTCGTTTAAATCTTTTCTATTATTAAGTTCAATTAAGATAGCTTCTTTTGTAGGAAGATTATTATATGTGTGTAAAAATTTATGTATTTCAGAAAATAGTATTCTCTCATCACGCTTAGTGAAGTAAGTTTCTTTAAGAAATGGAATAGTTTTTCTTGTAAATGGTTCATTAAAGAAAAGATTATTTAATATTGTATTTTCTATTCTATCGTTCATGCGTAATGTAAATAACTTCCTACTATATACTTTGGTTGTTCTAAAGGTTTATGACCAATATGTTTATGTGTCCACAATGGGGGAAACATTAATAACTTACCAGCCTTTGGTTTAATCATTGTATCATATTCTGGGAAGTCTGTCAACCCTCCAGTATTGTCGTTTAAATATAAGAAGAATACTAAAAATCTTTTAGCACTGGCATGGTCCATAACATCAACATGCTCTTTAAACTCATCTTTTCCATTTACTTCATACTTCTTAAATCTAATTTGTTCCCAACCAAATCTAGCTGGCCAATTATGTGTGATCTTAAATTTTTCAGCATATTTGTCAATGTATGGTCTTAATGTAGTATAGATTATTTTTTCATATTCTTTCCAATCTTCATATGCGTTTATATTAATTTCGGTAAATGATCTGTGATCTTTTAGTTCTGTCTTTTGCCACTGTACCTGACTATCTTCAAACTTATCTATAAGATGTTGACATTGATCTTTAGACAATACATTATCATATGTTGCTATAAAATTATTTTCCAAACTCTGCCTTACCTTCTTTTAATTGTTGATCTACTATTTCCACAAGTATATCACCAATGTAATTTCTAAAATCATCTGAAAGTATATCTTCCTCATTAGGATTTGTCATAATGTCATATGTAAATCGTAATGGTATATCGCTACCATCTAAAGGTGCCTGTTCAAACGCAACCTTATCATACTTATAGATGATACCTTCGTATTGGCCATCTAACAGTTTGATACAACTAAAGTCATCGCCTTCTTTTTGAGCAAAGGCGTATCTTTTAATCGGCGTCTTCTTCGTCTGATCCGTATTGGAATTTTCGTTTTGCTTGTTCATCTATTTTGTCTAACACTTCCTTTGTAAAATATTTCTCTGGATTATCGTTGATGTTCTTACCAAAGACTTTAGACCCATCTGGCATTTCATATCTTGTAGATACTTTCTTAAAGATACCAGCTTCTTCACCGAGTTCTATAAGACCATAATATTTGTCTAAACCTTTTTTGTAAGTAAGTTTTACATCTATTTGTGCGTTTTCTTTTGTTAACCTAGATTTAAAATTTTTACAATGTATAATGTTTCCAACGACCTCGGTACCTTCTTTGTCTTTTCTTTTACCAAGATAGATGATTGATGAGGCTGCGTATTTTAAACCACTACCACCGCCCATTTCTTTTTGAGGGAACATTGAACCTATGACATCATAAGTGTGGTTAGTCATAATCATTGGTATGTTTGCTTTACCAAGTTTCAATGTTAATACTCTAAATGTTGACTTGACTATTTGTGATCTAGTCATATCTCTTGTTTCTTTACCAGCGGCAGTATCTTCCATTTCTTTTGTTGTAGATAACATACCTAAACTGTCTAGTACAAACATCAAAGGTTTTCTATTCTTCTCTGGTTGTTCTATGTACTTGTCTAATATTTTAATTGATTGAGCTCTAAATTCTTGTACTGTGGCAACTGGTACGATAACCATTCTTTTGGAATCAATACCTCTAGTCTCAATCATATCTTTTGAGATAGCACTTTCTGATTCAAAATAGATAATACCTGCTTCAGGATCCTTATCTAAAAATGCTTTACATATACCTAGTGCGAAAAATGTTTTACCTGTTGCGGCTTCACCAGCGATTGCTGTAATCTTGTTTCCTGGCATACCACCATAGATACTACCAGATAGTAATGCGTTAAATGAATACGAGCCTGTGTCTATAAAACTTGTAACATCAGCGCTGTCAATACCATCACTTACTAAACCAGCATATTCATTACCAGTTTCTTTAATTATATCTTTTAAAAAATCACTCACTTCAATTCCTCCATAAATTTATATTATTATTATATACTGTTTTATTTATATTGTCAAGTCTCATACCATGTCAAAATTTATTATACATCTAGGACCTTTTGTAGGTTGTGTAGATGCATGCCAAGTCATACCATCAAATACTAAAACTCTACCTTGTTTTGGCGTAACCCTATGAATAATTTTAATATCTTCATAGATAGGTACATCTTCTTTACTTTTAGATTTATAGTTATAAAGCACTGTGTCACCATCACTATCATTTACATAATATAAAAAAACTGTATGTGGCTCGTGTATATCAATGTGAGGGGTATCTTCTTTATGTTTACTACCTTCATATAGTAATTTTTCATTTAAAGGCAATTGTAAAAAACTTCTTACCTGTTCCATTTTTAATTTTTTTTTAATTTTCTTATTAACTTTATCACTAATAAAATCTACTTCATTAGATAAATGACTATTTGATTTACCATATTCATAAAAAACGTGAGAGTGGCCTGGTCTTTTTTGAGTTTTATTATTCTTATGTGTAATGTCAGCAACAAAATACCATGGAAAATTACCCCCTAGTAAAAAATTTTTAATTTCTTCTTGCTTTTTTTTAGGTATAATATTATCTAAAATCTTTATCATCTTTTGGTATCATAATCTCTGGTAGAAAAGGCTCGCCTTCTCCTTCAATTCTTAAATTAGGGTCTTCTGGCACATAACCTTTTCTAGGCTCTTCATAGTCTTCAGGTTGTACTCTTGTCCATAATATTTCTTTTAATTTTTCAATAGACACAGCTCCAAAATCATTATAAACTCTATTTT